CGCCCAGGCCGTAGTACGGGCGAATCGTCCATCCGCGGGGTCGGCTGTACGCCTCACCCTCGTAGTCGGATGCGAACGCGCCCGACCAGATGCTCAGTCGCTCGCGCTTGTGAGTCTCGGTGTACTCGTAATCGGTCGCGATGCTGTAGGTGTTCATGGTGTGCGTGGTCATGATGCGTCCCCCTCGATGATCTGCCAGCCCTGCTTTTCGAGCAGCGCGCCGACGTGCTCGGCGTCGTAGTCCGCATCCGTCGCGCCAGCGTAGAAGCGCTTGTACAGGTCGTATTTGTTGTCGATGACAAGCTGGGCCGTCGCAAGGTTCAGCTCCGCCGGCGTCACAGTGCCGTCAGCCTCGCGGGTCGGCTCGTGCCCCCAATCCTCAGGCTTGGCGTGGAACATCACGGAGCGGCGCTTGCCGTTGACGGTCGCGCTGTATCGGTAGAGTCCCATCGCTCAGCCCTCCCCATTCTTGGTCACGCGCCACTGTCCGACGCGATTCCCGTTCGCGTCGTTGCCCAGCTTGATTTCCAGTGAGAACTTCACCGCGCAGCCCTCCCGGCGGTCGTGACGCGCGCCGGCTGCTGATACTTGAGCGCGCGGGCCGTGTTGCGTGCGATCGTGCGGGCCTTGCCCTGCGACGTTCGCTTGTGGGTTTCGTACCTTGCCATGATTGCCCTCCCTAGTGGCGTGTCTGGCGATTTAGTCGGCTGTCTCATCAGGCCAGGGGTGCCGGTGTCCTAGCGACGCCTCGCGGCGTTTCGACTTTGTGGGGGTTAGGCCGGCATCGGGCGATCGAGAATCACGGGGTACAGATACCCGTAGCGCTCTTCGTTCTCACCGGGCAGGAACGCGGCCACCAGCTCCACCAGTGCGCGATCGTACTCTGGGTTCTCGCCTTCGACGGAGCGCAGCCAGCGCGCTTCCTCGATCAAGTTCTGGATGTTCATCTCGATTGCCTCCCTAGTGGCTATCTCGTACTGCCTAGATTAGTGGACTGTTCAGTTGTCTGTCAAGGGGTTTACAGGCTTACTCCCAAGCCTGGCGACGCTCCGTAACGATGTCCTCGGCACCCTGCGCCGTGTCGATAACGACGACCTCGGGACACTCTTCATCAGCGTAGGAAGCTCCAACGGCCTCATCGTCGCGCCTTGCGAACCATTGGGCATCGTCCCATCTCGCGAATGCGGCGACGTGGATTGTCTCGCCGTTCGGAAATCGGTACTCAACGCGGTAGGGCAGGTTCTCAGTGTTCATGGTCGCGATCCTTTCGTGTGTCGGCTGTTCAGTCAATCCGCGAGCCAGCGATACGCCGTAACGCGCGAGACTCCCGCGGCGCGGGCGAGCTTGGCGAGCGCTACGCCGGCGCGTGAGCCTGTGCGGACCTCTGCGCGCGTGGCGTCGAGATTCGCCCTCAGGCGTGCTTCCAGCTCCGCCCGCTCTGCCGCGAGGCGTGTGAGCGTTTCGAGGGCGATACGGTCGAGATTCGGCATGATGCTCCAATCGGACTAGTGGACTGTCGGACTGTTTTGGCGGTCGGAAAGTCTAGGCGGAAAGTCTAGACGTTCCGACTGAAAAAAAGTCGGACTGTTCAGTTGTCTAGGCTCTGAGGGCCAAAAGTGTAAACCGATGTTACAACCTAGATCGTTGATTTTCCGCGGAAGTAGGTCTGAGAGTATCTAGAGTGTCTAATACCCTAGTAGACATATAGATAGTCTGATAGTTCAGTAATCTAGGGTACTTTTCATGCTCTAGGGGCTCGCGAAGCAAGTTCCGCATGATTCCGCGGGTTTTGCTTGTAACACAGGTTTACACTCTCGGGTGTCTGGACGTTCGCTGGGAATCGTCCTCTGAGGCGTCGTCGCGGATGATTCGACCGCACTCTCGGCAGGCTGTAAGGCCGGCGTAGGTGTCGGTGACGTGGATGTGTCGTGAGGCGCCTTTGATAAAGAGAAGCAGCAGCGTGAGCGTCGCCAGTGTCGCGAGTGTGAAGATGAGGATATGCCAGGGCATCGTGATCGCCCCTCTCTAGTGGCTTGTCATGGTTTGAGTAGGCCATGCCTACTGAACCGCCGCGAGAGTCGCTGAGGCGCGCGCTCGCGGGCCGCTCAGAGGGTATGGTCATCGTTCCTTGTAGTGGAGCATGCCGGGCGTGTAGGGCTCGCGCTGGTCGAGCTTGAGCCGATAGCCCTGCTTGGCCTCTCCGTGTGCGGTCAGCTCGTGGCGGATGAGGCGTCGCGCGAGCGTAGCGGGGTGCGGATGCGTCGCAGGGACTTCCGCGTGCCAGAGGCCGAACCCGTCGGCCCACGCGCGCGGCGCGGCGTTGCTGTCGTGGTTGGTCATTGTCCAGCCTTCCCTATTGGCCTATATGTGTACCTAGTGGATCGGATCTGCGAAGCGTGCGACGCATGCGGTGATGATCGCCTGTGCGTAGCGGCGTCGCTCGCGGCCGGCGCGCGTCAGGTGCGACGCGAGGTAGTGGGCAATTCGCGTGAGCATGGCTAGCCCTCTTCGCAGTCGCACATGATGCCGCGCATGTCGAGCGCGTCGGCGATGTCCCCCGACTCGATCCCCCATCGCCAGGCGATGAGTCTGTGCAACTCGTGATAGACAATCTCCGCCTCACAGAATCCGCCGTAGCGAGTCGAGTCGGTTTCCGCGACGACATCGCCGTCATCGTTGAATGCGAGTCCGTAGGCGACGCTTGTGTTGATGCCGTGGTCAATGTAGACGCGCGCATCGATGGTCTCGCGTCCCGTGAGTGTGACCTGGATTTCCATGATGTGCCCTTCCCTAGTGGCTATCGGTTGACGTGTCAGTGAGTGTCCAGGCAAGCCCGCACGACAGGCCAGACGTTCGCCTCAGCGTCACTGCCGAGCTGTGCGCGCATGGCCTCATAGTCGGACCAGTCACGCGGCGTACCGGCGTACAGGTCCGCAAGGATGACGTTGACAAGCTCGGCATGCGCCGTGTCGTGCATGCCGATCAGCAGGTCAACAGCGTCACGGCATGCCGTGTCCGCAGGCGTCGCCGTGGGCGCGGGCGTGGCAGGCTCGGCCACATGCACGATCGGCGCGGGCGCGACAGGCGCGGGCGTCAGCGCGAGGGTCGCGCCTACGCCGATAGCGGCGCCGGCGATACCGACCGCCAGGGTCGCGAGTGCATAGCGAGTGCGCATGGTGTCAGTCCTTCCGGGTGTGCGTGTTGCGGCATCCTGCGCCTACGCCGCCGCTAGCGGCGCAATACGTCGGGTTCAGGCACGCGCGCCCGTGGTGCGCGCGGCGCTCGTACTCGCGCTCGAGCTGCGCCATGCGCGCGACGCGCTCGCGCGCGGGCGCGCCAAGGTCAAGAACCGGTGTAATCATGTTCGCCATAAGGCGATTCTACCCACTATTGGCCCAAATGTGTACCCCAGAGGTGGCAAAACGCTAGTTGATAACCGTTATCAACGGGGCTCGCGCGGCAGGGTAGCGGGCGGCGCAAGGGGAGGCGCGGCGCCGGCGGCTCGCGCGGATTGCGCGGCTCGCGACGCCGGCGAAACATGCCAGATTGTGGCGCCGGCGACGGGGGTTATGCGGGCGGGGCTGTCAGCGCGTAGAAATTTCAGCCCTCTCACAGCAGAACCGGGGCAATAGCCCACTAAACTGAACTTGCAGGGCAAGCGAAACCAGCGGAAGGAGCGGGACATGGGTATCAGCGCGGAGGCGATCGCGACAGCACACCTCTATAAGATCTTCTCGACGATCGAACTCACGGAGGACCAGGAGCGCCGCATCGCCGACCTGCTCGGCGAGTTCACCCGCGAGAGCGGAGCTAGCCCCGCCGGCGGAGGCTTCCTCGGCAAGTACGCCGAGCACCCCATGTACGACTTCAGCCCCCAGACGGCCATGAGCCTGAAGGCGGTATGACGCATGACCACCCAGTTCAACATCGGCGACCGCGTGCGCACCAAGCCCGGCGTGCTCGCGACGGGCCAGGCGGAAGGCGTCATCACCGGCGGCGAGGTGTATGGGTACGAATACGGCGTCCGCCTCGACGAGCGCGCGGCGGGCATCCTCGGTTTCGACGCCGACGAACTGGAGGCACTCTCATGACCGCCGAACTTCAGACCTGGGACAACGCCCGCGTCCAGGCCATCAGGGAGGCGGCCCGCAGGCAGATCATCCTCCGCGCGCTGCGCGAGCAGGGCCTCGACGACCACGGCGCTTCTCCGCACTCCTGGCGGTGCGAACACCCCGACCGCTACCCCGACGCCTGCACCTGCGTCGAGGACGTGGCAGACGCGATCCTGGAGGCGCTGACGTGACCACCGACATCCAGGCCCTCATCGCCGAAGCCCGCGGCTTCACGGCGGGATCGCACCCCGGCAACGCCCGCAGCGCCCTCATCAACGACCTGGCGGATGCGCTGGAGTACGCCGACGCCGAGGCCGAGTTCTACAAGCGTCAGTTCAAGAAAGCCCTCGAGCATGTCCCGCCTGGCGTGCGCTACGGCCTCACGGCGGGGAGCAGCGACATCTCCCCCGCTGAGCGGCGCATCATGGAGAAGTGGAGCCAGAAGCGCCTCCAGGGCCCCGCTGGCGGCGGAGCATGACCGACATGCAGTGGCGCAAGGCCGACGGCTCCACGGGCCGCTACAGCGGCCCTCTCCAGTCTCTCGGGCACGGCATCCCCCGCCCGATGCGGGACTGGGGCGTCCGCCGAGCTGTCTTCGACTTCTGCTTCGGCTACGTCAGCGGATTCCCCCTACGCGACATCCTTGCTTACTCGCTGCGCTCCCTGTTCCCCCAGAAGACCCTGTACGCCGAAGTGGAGTGGCTCGATGAGCAACCTGACGATCCCGCTTGATGACACCAGCCTGACCCTTCTCGAGGAAGCGCTGGATGCCGCGCTTGACGGCGATGGTGCTGTCGTCGGCGCTGAGTTCACGCTTTCCCGCCTGCTCGACTTCTGGTCCGGCTATGACCCGGCCAAGCTCGTTCAGTGCGGTGAGAACGTCTACGAGTACCCCGAGCCGACCCTGCACTACACGGACCTTATCCGAGCGCTCGTGGCTGAGATCCGCCGCTTGCGCGGCTGAGCCTCCACCTCACCCCCATATACGCCAGCCGTATACCTGAGTAAAGTAAACCGACCCATCCGCGAAACATTCCAGCCGTTCTCCCAGCGTTCCGGGGTTGTCGCCCACCCGTTTAGTCCACTAATCTGAGGGTTGAGGAAGGGAGGGCAGGATGAGAGACGACAAGGCCGCCCAGGCCGCATTCCGCGAGGCGGAGCGACGCTATGGTACCCGCGGAGGGGTGCCACTGAACCCTGGCGCCATCCGACGTGCCCGGCGCATCGCGTTCGAGAAGGGCGCCGCCTGGCAGCGCGAACAGCCCGTGGAGATCACCGACGAGATGGTGGAGCGGGCGGCGCGAGCGATCCTAAAGGACGATCCCGCGTTCAACGACGTGTACAGCATCGCTGACTACCAGGCAATGGCCCGCCATGCCCTCGAAGCCGCCCTGAATGGAGGAGAATCATGACCACCGCAGACGACAAGGCTAGCGAAGTAGCCGAGAAGCGATACCGGCATCGCGGCGGGATGCTGGCCGAATTGGGGGCTGAGGGCTTCACCGAGGGCGCCGCCTGGCAGCGCGAACAGCCCGTGGAGATCACCGACGAGATGGTGGAAGCGGCGCTCGATGCATACGCCGAGTCGGCGGGTCTTCTGCGGGATCAGCGGATGCGCGCCGCTCTTGAGGCCGCCCTGAATGGAGGAGAATCATGACCAGCGACATCCGCGAAGAGATCGAGGCTGCAATCCGCTCAGTCCTCTGGAATGCATCGAACTACCCGAAGAAGGTGCAACCGTCTGTGCTCGGGCAAGACATCCGCCCACTTGTCGAGAAGGCGGCCGACGCCATCCTCGCCTCCCCGCTGCTCCGGCGGATTCGCGCCGAGGCGTGGGATGAAGGCTTCGACAAGGGCCACTACGTCAACGCCGAGGAGTCTCGGGACTGCGGCTGCAACACCAACCCGTACCGCGAGGAGGAAGCATGACCCGCGACATCCGCGAAGAGCTGGCGGAGATGATCCACAACGCCGCGATGGACAAGCCTCGCGGCGAGGCCATCTTCGACGAAGGTACCGAGTGCTCACGCCTCGCCGACGCCATCCTCGCCTCCCCGCTGCTGGACCGCATCAAGCGCGAGGCCGCGGCCGATGCGCTGGAGGGCTTCGCGAACGAGTACGTCGAGACCCGCATTCGAGCCTCGATCGCAAGCCCCAATGTGGGCGACTATTGGGCGGGCGCCCACGATGCCGCAGGTCACGCTGTCGACAGCCTGCTATCCCACGCCAAGTTCCTGCGAAAGGGCCACGAATGAGCCGCTTCCTAGTTGGCGACACGGTGATGCTCACCGGGCTAGCGTGGGACGACTTCGAGCCCGAAACCTATACGGGCGCGATCGTCAAGATCCATGCCATCCACGACGGCGATGCCTACTTCGAGCGCGAGGGCTACGAGTGGTTCGTCGACCACGATCCCCGCTCCGAGTGGTCCGGGGCAGCAACGAACCGTACCTAGATACCCGCATCGAGGGACGTTCTGCCCGCTAAACCCCGCTCCGCGCCGCCTAGACTGGAGGGGCGAGCAGCAAGAGCGTGTGGTCCGCAAGCGCTGTCTTCGCCGGCCCCGAGTCGTAGCATGCCCAGCCCTTCCCGTGCTCCTCGGGGCCTTCTCCTTGCTGAATAAGCGCCGTGAGGGTGGATTAGTCCACTAACGCAATGCTATTCTGGGGCGATAACCCACACCGCGGGCCGCGCTTGCAGACCCGGCGCGGCCCGCGGACCAAGACCACTGGGGAAGGAGACACGGATGGCGACTCTCACCTACACAGGAACTCTCGAGATCCTCACCTGCGGGGTGTGCAGCATCCCGCACGCGATCCCGGACGAGATGTACCGCGATCGGCTCGACAACGGCGGTGAGTGGTACTGCCCGAACGGGCACAAGCTCCACTTCATCACGACGGAGAAGCAGAAGCTCGAGGAGCGCCTTGCGGCGGCGCGCCGTCAGCGCGACTGGGCCAACACCGCACTGACCGCGGCGCGCGATCAGGCGCGAGCCGCCGAGCGCTCCGCGCGGGCGTACAAGGGCCACATCACCCGCCTGCGCAACCGCATCGCGAACGGCGTCTGCCCGGTCCCCGGCTGCCAGCGGTCGTTCGTGAACGTGCGCCGCCACATCACCGGCCAGCACCCCGAGTGGGCACATCGGCACCCGGAGGCACTCGCATGACCACCTTCAACTCCGACAGGCCCATCATCCACTTCGGACTCCCCCAGGCCACGATCGCACAGCTCATCGAGCAGGACCGCAAGGGCGAGGAGGCCCCGCAGGATCACGCCGTTGACCCCAAGTCGAGGCGTGGCGTGTGGCGCCGCACGCGGGAGGTGCTGACGTGATCCCCCTCACGCAGGTCCAGCTCTTCTACGTGCTCGTGGTGTTCATCCTGTTCATGCTGTTCATCGTCGAGATCGTGCGGGACGGCTTCAAGAGCGCCCTCATCTCCCTCGGCGTCGCCGGCATCGTGGTCGCCGCGTTCTCGGCGGCGCTGTTCGCCTGGCTGTCGGTGACGGAGGGCATGTGATGAGGTTCTACGTCGACAAGAAGAAGGCAGCATCATGACCCGACGCTTCATCAAGATCGCCAAGGATCAGTACGTCCGCGCCGCCGACATCGTGATGGTGTTGCATGAGCACGAGTCGGGCGAGCTGGGCGTGACCCTCTCCGGCGGCGCGTACTACCCGGTGACCGCGTTAGAGGTTGTCGAGGACATGCTCGACGCCGTGGGCGACCGGGCGAACTTCGTCGAGATCAACTTCGACGTATTCATCCGGGTCGACACGATCTGCTTCCTCGGCCTCGACCGCAAGACCGGCCTGGTCGGCGTTTCCACGACGTTCGACAAGTACTTCCCGGCTCCGCTGTTCCAGACGCCCGAGGGGCTGCTCAGGGCGATCGGGGGTGCGGTGTGATGCGCCGCGTCCTCGCCTGGCTCGCCGCCGTCTACACCGCCGCGGTCATCTACGCCTCCCCCACTGCCCGCATGGCGCGACGCCGCGCCCGCTACCCGTTCGCCACCTTCACGCAGAGGAGCAAGTCATGAGCATCGAAGTCGAGAGTCAGGATGGCGAGGCCGTTCTGGTGCTCTGGAAGCCAGCCACCGACAAGCACGTTGCCCTGACACTGACGCTCTTCGGGGATGGCAGCGCACCGCCACTGACAACCGCTGGCCTGGTGTTCCCCATCCGCGACCTGCTGATCGCGCTGCACGCGCTGTCGGGCACGCCGGCGCCCGAGCCCGCGAAGCCTGTCCGCCCCAAGTTCCGCGACGTGTCCGGCTGGTTCGGCCGCAGGAAGGATTAGTCGGCAAATGACGCGCTTCGAGGACGTGAACTCCTACGTCGAGTACTCGGCGTCGGTGGCCCGCATCCAGGACTCCTTCGCTTTCATCATGGAGTACATGGACAAGGTGGAAGGCCCGCCGACCATCAAGATCACGCCGTACACGCTGTACGTTCCGGTCGCCGACCCCGAAGAGGTCGACGGGGACGAGGATCTCATCGACGATGACCGCGAGGAGGTCCGCTTCGGCGTGGTCGTCGCGGGTTCGCTGAAGGACGGGGCGAGCTGATGCCTGTTCTAGCGCTCGACATTGAATCAACGTCGGTTGACCCGGAGACTGCTCGCATCGTGACGATCGCGCTGGTGCTCGCCGACGATGACGGCACCGTGTTGAAGAGCCAGGAGTGGCTCGTCCGCCCCGACGGCTACGAGATCCCGGCTGATGCGACCGCCGTGCATGGCATCACTACTGAGCATGCGCGGCTGTACGGGAAGCCACTCCAGGTTGTCATCCCGCAGGTTCGTCGAGTCCTAGTTGAGGAGTGGACCACGGATGTCCCACTTGTGATCTTCAACTCGCCCTACGACCTCTCTGTGCTTGATCGCGAGTTCCGTCGGGTCACTCTAGGTGTCTTGGGCTTTGACCTTGACGGCCCCGTCCTCGACCCTTATGTCCTCGACCAGCGCCTCGTTCCGAAGCGGCGCGGGAAGGGCTCCAGGCGGCTCCAGGCGGTCGCTGAGGCGTACAACGTGCCGCTGTCGGCCGATGAGGCGCACGGCGCCACTGCGGACGCTCTGGCGGCGGCGAGGATCGCGCTCAAGCAGCTCGACAGCGATCTGCTGCGCGGCATCCCGCTTCAGGTGATCCATGAGGCGCAGATCGGTTGGAAGCGTGACCAGGCCTACGAGCTGACCGCCTATTTCCGCTCCGTCGGCAATGGTGAGCATGTGAACGCGGAGTGGCCGCTGATCGAGTGGAAGGGGGAGGCATGAAACCCTTCACCGTCCTCTGGATCACCTGGGCCGTCTTCTTCGGCATCGTCGAGTTCGTCGCCATCCAGATCATGCGCAAGACCGGCGATTCGTCGGCGACGCTGTCGTGGCATCTGGCGGAGGTCTTCCAGATCAAGCATCCCGCAGGCCGCGTCGCCTGGACCATCGCAGTCCCCGCCTTCGGGCTGTGGCTGTGGAACCACCTTCTGACAACCGACAAGCGAGAGGACGACATCTCATGAGGAAGATCATCACGACTTCATACCCGGAGGCGGTGCCGGAGGACCGCCCGGCCATCTACATCTCGACCGGGCAGGGCACCAGGGCCGGTGTCCCCGAGGTCCACCTGCACTACACGGACCCCTTCGGCGATGTCGAGATCCCCCTCGGCTGGTTCCGCCGCGACGACCTCATCGCCGCGCTGCTGGACCCCGACCCGGAGCCGCAGCGCCTCGGCCGAGCGGGGGTGCAGGCGTGACCACCGTAATCGTGTACACGAAGCCCGCATGTGTCCAGTGCAACGCGGTCAAGCGTTCGCTCCGCTCGAAGGGCATCCCCTTCGTCGAGAAGGATCTCACTTCCGAGGAGAACGCCGAGGCGCTGAAGTGGTTCAAGAGCAAGGGCTACGCTTCGGCACCGATCACGCAGTACGGCGACTTCGACTTCCCCGGCTTCGATCCGGTGAGCATCGACCGCCTCGTGGAACTCTACGAAGCCGACCACCCGCAAGACCTGAACTGAAAGGAGCCGAGCATGGCACCTCAGCCCGACAACCAGGCAGTCCAGAAGGCCGTCAAGGCGCTCATCAAGGCGCTCGGCTACCCCGAGGGCGAGATCTCCCGCATCTCGATTGAGTGCAGCGGGCAGATCCAGCTCTTCATGCGCAACCGCGCGTTCCTGCGCGCTGCGCACGTCGAACCGTTCGAGCGGGAGGGAGCATGACCTACCGCGACGAGATCAAGGTCGGCGACCTGGTGCAACACTCACCGCACCCCGTCCCGATCTACACGCGCGTCGCGTACGAGGTGCGCGGCCTGAACCCGGACGGCGACGGCCGAGTCTGGGCGGCGTGCCTGAACCGCGAGACCGGCATGTTCCGCCGATTCCCGGTGGAGAAGTTGACCAAGTTCCGAGTGATGGAGAACGAACGATGACCCTGCACATCCATTCCGACGGCACCACGAAGACGCTGAGCCTCAGCGCCGGCGGGCACGTCGCCATCACGAATCCCGACGATCGCGGCAGGTTCCAGCTCAAGCGCTGGACGACCCGCGAGCCGGTGAGCGGGTGGCGCGTGTACCGGAGCGAGGACGGCAAGACAATCGTGCTGGAGGCGGTGGAGGCATGACTGACTTCAAGCCTGGCGAGCGGCTGCTCGTCGACCGTGTGATCCCTGCGACGTTTGTAGGCTATTCGGCCGAGCGAGCCGCGATCATCCAGATCGGCGTGGATACCCGCGTCGTCGATCCCGTCGTGCTGGCGAGGTGGGAGGGCTGAGTGATGCTGCACATCGAAACCGAGTCCGGCGCGTGCTACGAATTCGACGACGCGAACCGGCGCGTCCGTCGCTATGAGGGCGCGAGCGAGAACGCGAAGAGGGCTGACGGCGACTGGGTTCCCCTGATCGGCTACTACCCGCAGGAGCCGATCGTCGGATCCTGGATGGTGATCGAGATGGAGTCACTGTCCAGCCGAGGCCCCGACGACTACGGCAACGAGGGTGGGGTCGGCATGACAATCCGCACCACGACGCCGGTCGTGCGTGCGTGGCGAGATGAGGAGGGCTGAACCGTGACGCTTGCACCGCCGCTCGAGGATCTTGAGATCCTCGTCTTCGGAGACCCCGACGAGCCGCACGTCTGCGAGAGCAACCACTGCAAGATCGTCGGCCGCGGGGCCCACGAGGCGCACCTGTGGGCGCGGCTCCCCTGCGGCTACGTCTACAAGATCTGCAAGATGCGCGAGTACGAGTTCTCCAATGACGAGCAGATCCGTTGCTCAACGCACTGCGGGAAGCTCGTGAAGACTGACGAGATCAGGACGTGGCCCATTGAGCAGCGATAACGTCAACCACCCCAGCCACTACACGTCGGACCCGTCCGGTGTCGAGTGCATCCAGATCACGCGGCACCGCAATTTCAACGTGGGCAATGCGATCAAGTACCTCTGGCGCGCTGGCCTGAAGCGCGACGCCGATCTCTCGGCGCGCGAGAAGGAGATCGAGGATCTCCGCAAGGCGATCTGGTACATCCAGGATGAAGTAGAGCGCCTCTCAGCCCTTGACTAGGGTGAGAGGCGACTCTCTGGCGTCTTTGCCAGTTCACACGATAAGAAATCTAGTGAGACAGTTGAGGTCTTCAGGGTGCGAGCAGGTGAGCGGCCAGGTGGGCTGAAGGGTGCCCCGCTCACCCTTCTCAGTTCGCACTGGGAGTGCCCATGCAGGCGGCTGGGGAGCCCCCGCATGGCTTCGCCGCGATCTGGAACGCATTCCGCAGCAGCATTACCCCCAGTTCGCGTTCGACGGCATGGAGGAAGATACCCGCATCGAGTCCGTAGCACTTGCGGCCGTCGTCGATGTAGACGACGCCATCCTTGCATTCGATCTCGAGCGACCTCCGACCGTCGAACTCTTTCACCCTGACAGTCATAGTCACGACCCCCGTTTCGCGTGTTGTTCCGTGTGTTGCTGAGGGTCACAGATGCTAGAGCGTGCCCCCGACATCAAGAGTCAGTGAGAACTTTCTCATTGTCAAGCATTCGTTTCGCACGTTGTAGGTACTTGCCCCGCACCCTCCGCCCGTGGTACATATTTAGTCCACTACCCGATCTGGGAAAGGGCTAACCATGACCACTGAAACTGCGCCGAAGGTCGCGCCGATCGCGGCCTACTCGACGGATGAGCAGTTCTACGCAACCCGATACCGGCAAGGCGGTCGCACGGTCTACCTCGTGGCGCTCACGCCTGCGGAGATCATCAACAACATCCTTCGCCCGAACCCCGCAGCTCCGAACCCCGGCAACCGGCAGATCCGATTGAACCATGCTCAATCGTTCGCGAAGTACTACCTCGAGCACGAGAACTGGGTGATCCCCGGCCTCATCCTGCGAGCCCCGGCGATCTTCGACTTCGCAACTGACCTCGACGTGCTGGACAACAGTGCGCAATTCGGCGTGCTCTCCTACCCGAAGCGCAAGCAGGGCGACATCCAGATCCTCGACGGGCAGCACCGCATCCTCGGCTTCCACCTCGCATTGGAGATGCTCGAGACGGAGCGGCAGAAGGCGCTCGACCACCTGAACCGAGCCCGCCGCACCGAGGACAAGGGCTCCAAGGTCATCAAGGACGCCGAGCGCGCGATCAAGGAGATCGAGGCCAAGCAGGACCGCTTCTACGCCGAGCGCGTCGCCGTCGAGGTTCACATCACCGACGACCTCAACTCGTACCGTCAGATGTTCTTCGACATCGCCGACAACGCGCTGGGCATCTCCGCGTCGGTGAAGGCGCGCTTCGACAAGCGTAAGGTCGCCAACCGGGCCTTCGTGCTGGTCGCCGAGCACCCGCTCCTGCTCAACCGGATCGACCCGGAGAACGACCGCCTCGGCCGAACCGGGCCGTACCTGCTGTCCGCGCGGCACGTCATTGAGATCATCCGCGCCTCCAACCTCGGCATCGAGGGCCGCTTCGGCAAGGCGATGGAGCGCGAGATGAACGAAGTGGAGGTCGCGAACAAGACCACCACGTTCTTCGACATCCTGGTGCGAGCGTTCCCGCAGTTCCAAGCGATCATCGACGGACTCCTCACGCCCGACCGGCTGCGCCAGATCTCCATCCTCGGCTCGCCGCTGTTCCTGCGCATCCTCGCCGGAACCTACGCCGAGCTGCGTGACAACCACGCCTGGAGCGAGAAGCAGGTCGAGCAGTTCTTCGAGGTGCTCGCCAAGCACGTCAGCGTGCCCGTCCACGAGAATTCGATCTGGTGGACGCAGACGCCGGCGGAGACGTTCAACCTGGGATCAACCGGCCCCAACGGGCGCCGTCAGGACATCGTGGCACTGTCGCAGCGGATCTGGGACTGGGCGGTTCTCGGTGCGGAGGCGTACCCCGCCGTTTATGCCGACCCGGTGCCAGCACCCCCGGCGCCGGTCGATGAGGACGAAGGCATCGACTTCGCGCCGAGTCACGACACGACGCTCATCGAGGTCGAAGAGCGCCAGGCGATCGAGGAGGTCGCGAAGCAGTCGAAGAGCCGAGCCAAGGCCCGCTCGACGGCGAAGAAGTAGCCTTCAACAGTGAAGACCCCCGCGGATTAGGGCCGCGGGGGTCTTTGCACTAGGGAGGTGCTCACTTACCGATGAAGGAGTCGGTGCATTCAGGATAAGCCCTAATTGCGTGGATTGCAAACTAAACTGGGGGTATGGCGGAGACTAGGGCACACATCCCGCGCCCCTGGCGCCCCGAGGATGGGGACACGCGCTGCCAGCAGTGCGGGCGGAGGAATCCAATCTGGTGGGCCGACACGGCGACATGGAATCTCATTGTTGGCGGTGACGCGAGCCGTGAAGCGGGCGGAATCCTCTGCCCCACCTGCTTCCATTCAAAGTGGCTGGCCCTCCTCGCTGACGAGTAGCCCTCGAATGGTGGGAGTCCCGTGGATGCGCTATCCACGGGACTCCTGCCACCTGGGCTGTGCGGTATGGCTCCCACACGGGAGGGGTGGTTGCGACCCCCCGAAGTCCAGGATACCCACTGTCGTTGCTTTCCCGACACTAAACTGGAGGTATGGCCACGGAGATCGCACGTTCGAAGCTCGACGAGAAGATGCTTCTGCTCGCGGCGACGCACTCTCCTGAGGAGATCAGCCGAGAACTCGGCGGCGTCATCTCCCCCGCTCGCGTGGCGGCCAACATCGAGATGCTTCTCCAGAGCCACGACTGGCTCACGCTCGCGCAGCAGGATGCGCTCGTCACCTGGAAACTCGGCCGCATCCTTAACAAGCTCGAAGAGCAGTTCATGGATCTCGGCAACGCGAAGGTGCAGATCCAACTCCTCAAGATCCTTGGCGATCGAGTGAAGCAGCGACACAGCGCCAGCCAGCAAGATCTCGAGACGTACAACCAGAACGTCGGTCGCCAACTCGGACACGTCGTCGACCTGGCTCTTACCTACATGAAGGGCGCGCTTCGCGAGGAGGTCGACCCCCAGAGGTGGGACGAGCTTGTTCAGGACGCGATGGCCCTCGCATGGCAGGAGATCCAGGCCAAGCAGATCGAGGAGTAGCGGTGAACCTTGACCCCACCGTCTTCGAGGCGGCTATGAATGAGATTGCCGCACGATCGAAGAAGTCTCTCTACCAGCGCGACTACCTTGCCTGGGCGGCCGATGTCCTGGGCCGACGTTACTACGAGAAGATGCAGGACATCGCGGTGACGATCACTCGCGAGGATGCACCGAAGACTCGTACCGCAGTCAAGTCGGCGAACGGATGCGGGAAATCCTTTATCCTCTCCGATATCGGGACGTGGTGGGTCACCGCTTTCCCCCCGGAGGAGTCACTGGCGATCTTCTCGGCAAATGGCCGAGACCAGATCCAGCGAGTCGTTTTCAAGTACCTCAAGGACAACTACGGCTACCTCGCCAAGCAAGCGAAGGCGGGCCTCGGCCCGGCTCCAATCGGCTGGATTGACGAGCAGCTTTCCTGGAACTACACCAAGCCGGATGGCGCGGGCAAGGAGGCCATCGCGTTCGGTAAGCGCCCCGCGGATTCGGACATCGTTTCCTCTTTCCAGGGAACCCGTAAGCGCCGCACGTTCGTCGGGTTCGACGAGATGGGCGGCATGCCGCAGGATCTCTTCACGGCCGCAGAGGCAGTCCTGACAGGGCAGGAGTCCCGCTGGGTCGGCATCGGCAACCCTGACCACCGCGCCACGCCGTTCCACACGCTGTTCTCGGACAAGCGCCAAGGAGCCGAGTGGAACCTGTTCACCATCTCCGCCTACGACTTGCCGACCATGACCGGCGAGATAGTCTACCCAGGCGAGCCCGAGAAGCAGGAGGCCATGCTCAAGGGCCTCACGAGCGCGAAGTGGATTGCCCACAAAGAGCGCGTCTGGAAGGTCGGCGGCGACATCACGTTCGACTCCGAACTGGGTCTCGAGCGCAACCTCAATGGGCGCCCGGACGCGCGGTTCAAGGCGAAGGTCCTCGGCGAGTTCCCCAGCGAGGACGACCGCTCGTTCTTCCCCGAGGAGTATGTCGACGCAGCGCGCGAGCGGGATTTCGACCTGGAGCAGATCGCCGGCGCCCCGGTCATCCTCGGCGTCGACCTGGCGGGCATGGGCGATGACGAGTCGGTTGTCATGGTCAACAAGGGCGGCCGGTGCCGCGTCTTCGATGGTACCGTGGCCTACGAGGACGGCGGCGAGACGCGCACCACGACGGGAACATGGTCCAAGGAGGACGAGCTGACCAGCGCGCGCCGCGTCCATGCGATAGCCATGCACCTCGGCGCGACAGAAGTCCGTGTGGACGCATCAGGCATGGGCTCTGGCATCGCCGCGATGCTTCAGCGACTCGACGAGTTTCACCCGCGGCCATACGTCGTCCTCCGTGTGCTGGGAGGCAACACGAGCGCGGACACGCACCGCTGGCAGGTTGTCCGAGATCAGAACCACGACTACCTGCGGGAACTGCTGCGCGAAGGCGCACTCGATATCGACTACGATGACTTGGCTCTTCGCGACCAGTTGCTCGCCGTCACCTACGAGCTGAACAACAAGGGAGCCATCAAGATCACACCCAAGAAGGAGATGCGCAGCGAGATGCATGGGTCTCCCGACCGACTCGACGCTCTCATCTACGCCGTGATCGACACGTCCCCCCTGGTCAACAGTCCTCTCGGACGACTCAAGCCCGGCGAGATCATCCCGGTGGACCCGCGCCAGATCGCGTTCGAGCGGCGAAATCGGCCGGGGATGCCGGTTTAGTCCGCTAATCGAGCCGTAAACTGGGGTCTATGGTCTCCGATAAGCGCATGGTCCGCGAACTGGCCGAAGCAATGCTCCTCGCTCAGTCCCAGTCGCAGGCCCAGGCGGGTGCGAACCCGATCGTGAAAGAGGCCCTCGACAACGTGATGGCGATGCTCGCCCGCGAGGACCAGGGCTGGGAGATCTTCCAGGGCGGTAACGGCGCCCCCGTCAAGGGGATGGAGCTCAATGAACTGAAGGTCTGGTCGGCGAAGCTCCGCGAGTTCGCCGCCGCGAATCCGCTCGGCAAGCGCGGCTTCAAACTCCAGCACGCCTACGTCGAGAAGGGCGGCGGCATCAAGTACAAGGGTGTCCCTGGACTCAACGGCGAGCCTCCGGCGGACAATCGCGGCCGTGCGCCCCGCGTCAAGGAGAAGATCCTCGACCCGGTTAACCAGCGCAACTTCTTCGGCAAGAACGCGCGCCGCGAGCGTCACCTGTGCCTCTACACCGAGGGCATCCGCCTGTGGATCGGCGACGACAAGACGAAGAAGCTCTACCCGATCCCGCTCGACCAGATCACCGGCATCCTCACCGACCCCGACTTCCCCGGCGTCGTCTGGGCCTATCGTCGCGCCTGGTCGCAGCGCCAGCGTGACGGCAAGTACAAGGACTTCGTGAAGTGGTACTTCGTCGACCATGCCAAGGACATGGCCGTCGAGACGATTCATTGGGGCAACGAGGAGGAGAAAGTCGACACGTCGATGACGGCGTTCGACATGCACGCCAACTCGTTCGACAACTGGCCTTTCGGCATCCCCGACGCACTCGCCGCCTGGATCTGGGCCGATATCGTCAAGAACCTCTACATGGACGGCGTGGATGTCTCGAGCGCGATGGCGACGCTCGCGTTCAAGGTGAACGCCGCCAGCAAGGCCGCCGGGCAGAACGCTGCGGTGCAGTTCGCCAGCCCGCAGAGCGCCGGCGGCACCGCCATCATGGGTGTCGGCACCGACCTGTCCGTGCTCTCCTCGGCAGGCAAGGGCTACGACTTCAGCCACATCCGGGGCGTCATCGCGATGGTGGCAACCTCGCTGGACGTGTCGACGATCGCGCTCACCAGCAACACCGCCGACGCGGGCTCGTCCTACGGCTCGGCCGCCACGCTCGACGAGCCGGGCCGCCTGACGATGATGACCCGTCGCGACGAGGACATCGCCCTCGACGAGCGCGTGCTCAGGTGGATGGACCCGAACGGTGAGTTCGAGGCGTACTTCGAGCCCTACGAGGACGGCACCGAGATCTACCGCCAGCTCCAGGCGATCACGCTCATCTGGCTCCAGGGCGTCATCAGCGATGAGGTCTACAAGGGCATGGCGGCCGACATCCTCGGTATCCCGTCGCTCGGCGACACGCCCCAGGGGATGCTCATGCCGAACAACATCAAGTCGCTCGCCCGCAAGGATATCGACACGGATGGCGGCCCCACCGGCTCGGCAGGTGCTCCGACTCAGGGTCGGTCCAGCGGGAATGGCGGAGACGCACCGCGGGATACGCGGGATGACACGATCACGTAGATAGTCCACTAACATGGGAGGCCCCCGCGTGTTGCGAGCACCGGGGGTGTGACCGACTAGATAGGAGTCGATGTGGATCAGGATACATGCTCGATCGAGTGGTGTGAAAAGCCCCGCCGTGCGGCCGGATTGTGCGGGATGCACTATCAGCGGAAGTTGCGGGGCCAGGACATGGACGCGCCGCCCCGACAGATACACAGTGGTGGAGAGATGCCATACTGTGCTGTGCGTGGGTGCGGCAAGCGCGCAGATAGCCGCCAGCCCCTCGCTGTCTGCGGAATGCACCGTGCGCGCATGGCCCGCAGGGGGTCGAACCTCATCTCGCGAATCCAGCAGCGAACCATCGGGACTTGCACCATCACGGGATGCGAGAACGCCTACAAGGCCGCCGGGGCGTGCAACAGGCACTACGTCCGGCTTCACATGTACGGGCTGTCTGCGATCCAGTTCGACATGATCGTGAGACGCGGCCGATGCGATAGTTGCGGCGATCCCCTCACCCTCGAGAGCATCCACATAGACCACGACCACGCCTGCTGCCCCGGCGAGCGCTCGTGCGGCACTTGCGTGCGCGGATCACTGTGCTCGCCGTGCAACGTCGGGCTTGGGGCGTTCGGCGACAGCCCCGACAGGCTCCGCGCCGCGATCGCATACCTAGCCCGCGTTTAGTCCACTAAACGGCCTTACGATAGATTACATGGCCGTTCAGAAGCAGCTCGTGGAGACCACTGCGTCGACCCTGCAAAAGAGCGGCAATCGCTGGCGCGTTGTGCTCGCCAAGGGTGACCAGCAGGGGTCATCGGGCTACTACAGCGAGAGCGTGCTCCGCGAGTATGGCCCCGCCGCCCTGCCGCCGAAGTCGAAGGCGTTCATCAATCACGATGAGAAGCGCGACCCCCGCGACATGTTCGGCTTCTACCCCGATGGTGCGTGGTACGAGGAGGGCGTCGGTCTCGTCTCGGAACTCGAGGTGTTCCCGCACTACAAGAACCTGATCGAGACAATCGCCGAGCACACCGGACTCTCGATCTACATGATGGGCGATATCGACGAAGACGGTAACGTCACGAAGCTCATTCCGCACCGGACGAACTCTGTCGACCTGGTGTCGTTCCCCGGCCTGGAGGGTTCGGGGATCGTCGAGAAGTTGTACGAGTCGGCGCGCAACGCCGCCATCGTCGAGTCTTCCCTGGGTCTCCCCCAGGGTAACCAGCCTGGTGCCACCGCGGCGCCCGGAGATAAGGAACGAAATCCAATGGATGAGAAGGTTCTCGAGGCGCTCAACGCCCTCAAGGCCGATCTTGCCCCGGTGATCGCGTTCGTCAACGAGCAGAAGGCAGCCGCGGAAGCCGCGGTGGCCGAGGCGAAGGCTCAGGCCGACGCCGCCGCGCAGGAGAAGGAGGCCGCGATCGAGTCGTACTCGGCCGCGGTCAAGGCCGTCTCCGACGCGGAGCTGCTCCCCTCGCAGGAGAAGCGCATCCTCGAAGCCGCCAAGCGCGGCGAGGATGTTGCCCCCCTGATCGAGGAGGCGAAGGCGGTTGTCGCCGAGGCGAAGGCTGCCGGCGTGACCGCGCCCGGCTACGTCATCGAGAAGGCCGCTGGTGAGACCGACGCGGACTTCTCCTTCAACTTCGGAGGTAGGCGCTGATGGCCGTCGCAACGCAGGAAGTATTCTCGCACACGGGCTCCCAGGTCGAGATCTGGGACATCGGGGCCGCGGCTCCGGCCCGCACGCTGGTCAAGCGCGGCTCGCGCTTCGGCGTCACGCTGACCAACACGTCGGACCTGTCGACCGAGGATGAGATCGAGATTGGCCCCTACACGGTCTCGCGCGTGAAGCCCGGCGGCGTCGGCAACGACAAGGCCACGGCGATTGATGCGACCCAGGCTGCCCCGGTTGCCGTCGACGGCACCTGGGAGTTCGAGGGCATCGTCTCGTCCGGCACCACGCCCGTCCCCACGTCCACCCCGCAGGGCACCCCGGTCTACGCCAAGAACTCGGGCGGCGACCTGACGCTCGAGTCGGACAGCGCGACGAAGGTGGGCGAAGTCAACTACCCGGCCACCTACGAGAAGGTCGCCGGCACTCTCCCCATCAAGATCGGAGTCTGACAATGGGGCTCGAAGCATTCAAGAACAAGTTCGACCTTGACGGTCGCCTGAAGGTCCACCCGCTCGTCACCCCGACGAAGGTGCTCGAGGCGAAGCGTCTGCTCGAGGCGGCCCGCCGTTCGCGCGTGGAGGAGGCTCGCGTCGCCGAGCTGCTCACCACGTCGGACCTGGCCTTCTCGATCGCGCACCTCGCGAACATCGAGATGATCCCGCAGCTCCCGGAGGATCTGAAGGACATCGACGGTCTCGCGGGCGTCCGCAGCGTCAAGGACTTCAACCCGGTCGTGCTGCGTGGCCTGTGGGCCAACGCAGGCGTCGAGGGTGCTGGTGTCGACGAGCACGGCGCTGCGGCGATCGTGCCCGAGGGCGCCCCGTACCCGCACGTCACCGTGTCGAGCGACGAGGAAGCCTACTACTCGAAGCTCAGCAAGCGCGGTTTCCGTGCCGACGTGACGTTCGAGGCCGTCATCAACGACGTGCTCGGCGAGATCGAGTCCCTGCCGGGCGCCTTCGGCCAGACGGTCGTCGACACCCACTACGCGGAGATCTTCGACGCGCTCGAGTCGACGCAGACGGTCCTCGGCTCGGCGACGCTGCTCGACGGCACCTCGATCCCGGTCAATGCCCCGGTCGGCGCGCTGTCGATCATCGCGGCGGTCGAGCAGATCGAGAACTCGACGGTGAACGGCCGCAAGGTCGGCTCCATCTCGGGCTACAACGTGATCGTCGCTCCGGGCCGCAAGCGGTTCCTCGAGTACGACATCGCGCAGCTCGGTCGCGTGATCTCCGTCCAGGACGGTGCCCTCACCCTCGGCCCCGACGCCGAGCTTCAGGCGCTCTTCCCGAACGTGACGATCATCGAGTCCGACCGCGTGACCGGCACCGCCTGGTACATCTACCCGAAGCCCGGCACGACTCGCCGCCCGGTCCTGGAGCGCCTCACGCTCCGTGGCTACGAGCAGGCCGAGATCCGCGTCCGTTCGGACCAGGGCTACTTCCCCGGTGGCGGCAAGGTCGGCATCTGGGAGGGCGGCTTCGACAACGACACGGCGAGCTTCCGCCTGCGGATGTTCACGGGTGCGGTCCTCTGGGATGACACCTACGTCGTCAAGTCGGACGGCGACGGCGAAGCCTGATTACGCTGACGGGCCGGGGCTAACCACCCCGGCCCCTAGCCGAAGGAGAAGCACATGGCAGACCCCAAGCCGATCAGCGTCACGTATGGCGCCAACCCGACGCCCAACGTCGACCCGCAGCCGTTCGTCATCGTTGGCGACGCTCCCGCGGCTTTCGAGCCGCAGGAGGCCCCGGTCATCGACGACGACCCCGCCGACGCGGGCGCCGTTGCGGCCGACCTTCAGGCCGTCGTGAACGCGCTCGTCGCGGCCGGCATCCTGACCGAGCCCGAGGCGTAACCAGCAACTGCAATACTCGGCCCCCTCGGATCGACTCTGCGTCTTCGAGGGGGCCGAGCCATGTCCGGCGGCCGGAGGGACGCTGGTTTAGTCCACTAAAATTGGCATCATGGCGCTTCCCGCGAATCTCTCGTTCTGCACTGTCACTGGGCGGTTCATTCGCGCCATCGGCGACACGGATGACGAGGGTTCGGAGCCGGACGGTGTGCCGATCGAGGGGCTCACGGTGAAGTTCACCGCCTCGACCAATGTCGTCCGTGTGCCAGAAGCCGACCCGCCCGCCATTGTGATCCTCGACCCGATCATCTGCGCGACCGACTCGGATGGCGTCCTGGTCGACCCGGACGGGAACGCTGGGCTGACGCTCGTCGCCACCGATGACGAGGACATGACGCCCTACGGCTGGACCTACAAGGTCGAGATCAGCGGCCCCTCGTTCCCGAGCATCTCGTTCAACTTCAACGCCCCATCCGGCGCGACTGTGGACCTGGCTACGGCCGTCCCGGTCGCCGCGTCCGGCGGAACGGGCATCACCCTCATGGACGGAGGCACCCCCTGATGCCCAACATCGGCGCCACCCCAATCGACACCTCGTCGACGGTCGGCCAGCTCCGCCTGATCGTCGGCGACACCGCCTCCAAGCCCCTCGACCCGCCGCAGTTCGGCCTCGCCGACTACGCGGTGTGGAGCGACGACTCGCTCGCTGTCGCGATCGCCACGAACGGCGACAACCTCAAGCGCGCGGCGGCGCAGCTCTACCTGCAACTGGCCGCGCAGTACGCGCAGCAGGGCCGGTCGATCAAGACTGACGACCTGGCCCTCGACACGAAGAACCGCTCGGGCGATCTCATCAGCATCGCCAAGATGTTCATCGCCGAAGCCGACGCCGAGGAATCGGCCGAGGCGGACGCCTTCTTCCAGATCGTCCCATTCGCAGGGCGAGCCTGCTCCCCCATTCGCCGGGTCGAGGCTTCGCCTTGGCCCGTCTCGTCGCCGTGCCCTCCCCCCCAAGGCGGGTGACGACGGCCCCGACATCCTTGACGGAGGTTCTCCGTAATGCCTCGCAACGCACTCATCCAGTTCCGTCGCGGAACTGCCGCCCAGTGGGCGTCCGCGAATCCCGTCCTCGCCTCGGGCGAAGTTGGCTACGTCACCGACACGAACACGCTCTACGTCGGGAACGGCGTCGACACCTTCGACAACCTATCGCAGATCGGCGCCGACATCAGCGAAGAGGCGATCGGTCAGGCAATTGCCGACTATCTCGCCGAGAACCCGATCGAGGGCGCGGTCATCAACGATGACGCCACGTCGGAGTCGAGCGTTTGGTCGAGCGCCAAGACGGCTGAGGAGATCTCGTCCGTCTCCGGCACGCCCGGCGAGCCCGGCGCCGATGGCGCGGATGGTGCAGACGGCGAGTCACCGGAACTCCGCGTGAGTGGCGGCTACATCGAGTGGAAGTACCCGTCCGACTCGACCTGGACGCAGCTCGTGTCGCTCGAGGACATCACCGGCCCCGCCGGCGCGAACGGCTCCAATGGGGCCGACGGCTCCGATGGCGCCGACGGTGCTGATGGCGAGTCGCCGGAACTCCGCGTCGACTCCGGCTACATCGAGTGGAAGTACCCCTCGGATGAGGCGTGGAGCCAGCTCGTCTCTCTGGACGACATCACCGGCCCGCAGGGTCCGCAGGGCGAGAAGGGTGAGAAGGGCGAGGATGGCACCGGGGTCACGATCCTCGGGTCGCTCGAGAGCGAGGGCGAGCTGCCCGTCTCCGGCGAGGCTGGCGACGCCTACCTGATCGGCGGCGACCTGTACGTGTGGACCGGCGAGGACTGGGAGAACGTCGGCACCATCCAGGGCCCGCAGGGCGAGAAGGGCGATCCCGGAGATCCCGGCGCTGCGGGTGCGGATGGCGCGGATGGCCGCGAGGTCGAACTCCAGACGAGCGCGACTCACGTCCAGTGGCGCTACGTCGGCGAGACCGAGTGGACCGATCTCGTCGCGCTGAGCGTCATCACCGGCCCCGCGGGTGCCGATGGAGCGGATGGAGCTGACGGTGCCACGGGTGCGCCGGGTGCCGACGGCGAGGAGGTGTCCCTCCGCGTCGACAGCGGCTTCATCCAGTGGCGACTCGGCGAAGGCGAGTGGCAGAACCTCGTCGACCTCGATGACATCACAGGCCCGGCTGGCGCTGACGGCGCCAACGGTTCCGACGGTGCGGATGGCGCTGACGGCGAGGGTGTCCCCGAGGGCGGCACGAGCGGCCAGTGGCTCCGCAAGGAGTCGAGCACCGACTTCGACACCGCCTGGGCGAGCCTCCCCGCCGCCTCCACGAGCGCGCAGGGCATCGTCGAACTCGCCACGACGGCCGAGGCTGTCGCGGGAACCGACACCGCTCGGGCCGTGACGCCTGCTGGCCTGGCGGCGAAGTTCATCGTCGACCCGGTGGACGAGTCCTCCTACCCCGACGGGACGATCTTCCTCTATACGGGGGCGTGACGCATGGCGATTCCTAGCGTTGTTGGGACGGCGACTGGTGGTCGCGTTGGCGACGGTTCGTTCAATGTCACCCCTCCCGCGGGTGCCGACTACTGGATCGCGCTGGTTGCGGCGGGGCACGAAGCGGTAACCGCGCCGTCCGGGTGGACGCTGGTGAAGTCGTGGGCGGAGGACGGCACGTCCCCGACCTCGGACCCTGGATACTGGCTGTTCGAGTCAACAGGCGCGCCTGGATCGTCGTGGTCGTATGCGCCGTCATCTGCTACGAACCCTGTTGCGGTTCTGGTGCGCGGCTACACGGGCGTCACTGGAACCGCGCTCATGGACCAGCACTCCGTCACGTCCCCGGCGGCGACCGCGACCGATGAAGCCCGCTGTGTGCGGGCCGTGTTCGACCTGAACGACTCCACGTCGCCGCTCGGCTACCCGACCGCCGCGACCCTGAATCGCGCCCAGCAGGTGCAGCCTCACCAGAGCGGGGGCTGGTCCGCGTCGGTCGGTGTCGCGGAACAGGAGGTGTCCGCGGGGTCGGTGGGCACCGCGGCGTGGACCGTTCCCGCCCAGTACGAGCCGCACGCGCTCACGCTCCTCCTGTACGGGGGGACCGCTACCCCCGCGCTCGCCTACGCGATCGTCGGTGCCGTCACAGATGAGGGGTTCACGGTTCGCACGAAAACGACCAACGCTGCGGCAGTGCGGGTCAAGGTCGGCACGGACGAAGCCGTCACCGAGGATGTCACGTACGGGACGCAGAACACCCCGGACGGGGATGGGTGGTGCGAGTCCGTCGTGACCGGTCTGGACCCCGCCACCCAGTACCACTACATGGTGGAGATGGAGGACACGGACGAAACCCCCCACCTGACCGCCCTGATGGGGTCCCCCCGCACTCTCCCCACCCCTGGGCAGCCGGCGTCGTTCACTCTCGCTTTTGGTTCCTGCGACGACCCCGCTGAGGACATCACGCCCGCGTTCGCGCGAATCCTCGCCCGCGACCCGGACCTGTTCTTCCACCTGGGCGATTTCGGCTACCCGGACTCCACGTCCACGTCGCAGGCGTCCCATCTCGCTGACCTCGAGGCTGTTCTCGACGACACGGAGGCGCTGCGGACGCTGCTCGCCACCACCCCCACCACCCGCGTCCTGTCCGACCATGATTCGTCGGACGGCGGCGACCCGCAGATCGGCGCGTGGACCGCGCCCATGCTCGCGGCGAACAAGCAGGTGTTCCCGTACCCGACCCTCCCCAACAGTGACGCCCTCTACCACTCGTTCGTCGTTGGCCGGGTGCGGTTCATCGTCACCGACCACCGCACCCTCACCACGTCAACGTCGAAGATGGGCACCACCCAAAAGGCGTGGTTCAAGGAGCGACTGGTTGAGCCGGAGCCGGTTAAGGTGTGGGTGCAGGATTCCGCGTGGATCGTGCCCGACTACGACGGCGAAGCCGACCAGTGGAAGGAGTTCCCGGAGGAACGGGAAGAGCTCGGCGACTACATTGCTGAGTCCGCTGTGGGGCGGGTCATCACGATCCACGGCGACATTCACGGGATCGCGGCGGACGACGGCTCCCACAACCCGTGGGGCGGATTCCCGTCGCTATGCGCTGGCCCGTTCCGCAACACGTCATCGTGGAAAGGCACTATCGACGAGCCGCCCGAGTTCACGAACCTCTGGTCGGAGGGGCACCACCCGGCAGGTGAGGGGACCCTCGTCGCACAGTACGGGTGGGTTGAGGTCACCGACACCGGCGAAGAGATCACTATCGGTTTCACCGGGTACGACACGTCGGACGTGTCGCGGGTGACGCTCGAGGTGGTTGCCCCCACACCGAGCAGTCCAACCCTCAAGGGGCGGATCGGCGGCTCCACGGTGACGTTCACCGGAGTTGCTGTGCGCATAAACGGCGAGACCGTCCCGGTGACCGGAATGGCGATCCGGCAGGGCGGCGTCACGGTTCCGCTGGTGTGACCTCGCTACACGCCTGCTACACGAAGGGCTCCCCAGTGACGGGGAGCCCTTGATTTTCCGGTGGACCTGAGGGGATTCGAACCCCTGACCTTCTCATTGCGAACGAGATACCGGCATGTTCACTCTTGTTGAGTCGGGTGGAAAAGCGGGCATGATCCGCGTGATTACGCGGCTTCGCGAGGTCGCACCGAGCATGAGTCAACAATCCAAGTTGCGGCGTGTCGCGCCTCGCCGCTACACGTTCTGCTACACACCGAGGTCTCCGATGGCCTCCAGGACCGCCTTCTTCGGCGTTTCCGCCAGGAAGGCGTAGCGCTGCGTGGTGGACGGCGAGGCGTGCCCGAGGAGCCGTCCAACCTCAGCCAGGCCGACGCCCTTCTGGAGGAGCCAGGAGGCGTAGGTGTGCCGCAGATCGTGGATGCGCGCATCGGTCGGCAGGTCGTCCCAGACCCGCTTGCGCCAGTTGTCGATGTCGACCCCCTCGAACAGGATCGGCCGAGAGAGGTACGGTTCGAGCCGCTCGGCGACGTTCGGCGGCAGAGGCACGTCGCGGATGCGGCGACCCTTCGGGTAGCGCTTGAGTTGTCGGTTGCGGGAGTCCCAGGTCTCGGCGACACGGATCATGCCCGCCTTCATGTCGACTCGCTTCGCCTGGAGGCCGGCCATCTCGCCCCAGCGGAGCCCGCACCCGACCAGGGTCGAGATTATCGCCTTGTCGCGGTCGTCCTGTGTCGCGCGGAGGATCTTCTTCACCTCCTTGCGGGTGAGGAACCGCATTACATCCACTTCGCCGTTCGGCAGCTTCAGCCGCATCGCCGGGTTAGCCGACAGTATCTCGGCGTCAACGGCGGCCGTCAGTGAGGCGGAGAATATGCTGACGTAGCGGAGCACGCTGGACTCGGCGAGGCCCTCGCGGCGCATGCGCGCCGCCCACGCCTTCACGTCATGCCGGGTGATGTCGGCGAGCGGCTTGTCGCGCCAGTACGGCTTGATATGCCTCTCGAGCGGCGACTGGTCGCGCTTCATCGTCCCCGGCGCCACGTTCCGCGTCTCCCACCACACGTCGCACCAGTCGCCCCATTTCCGCCCGGCGGCCCGAGGGTCGCGCCAGCCAGGCAGGCTGGCACGCTCCTCCTGCTCGATCGCAAGGGCGAGCGCTTTCGCCTTGTGCGGATGCGTGCCTGCTGAGCGGGTCTTGCCGTCCGGGCCGCGATACAGGCCGCGCCAGTTTCCCGAGGGGAGTTGTTGAGTCCACGCCACCCTTGCACACTAATCGCTTGTTGCGTATCGTGGGAATTAGTCCACTAATGGGAGGGAGGCGCGGTGAGGTATCTGCGCATGGATGAGATGGTCGAGCAGTCGGGACTGTCCCGCTACACGATTATGAAGGAGCTTCAGGCGGGCCGCCTGCACGGCGGGCAGCGCAAGAAGCGCGGCACCTGGACCGTCGACGAGGCGTGCTTCCACGCCTGGATGCGCGGCGACGAGTGCGAGCACCGGGCGGTGATGGTGGCATGACCCCCGACCAGCTCCGCCGCGTCGCGAACATTCTTCGTTGGAACTCCCAGCCTCCGTCGCCCGAGCAGGGCATCGGCGAACATGCAGTCAGTCGAGCATTCTGGTCCCTCGCGGAGGCGATCGAGCAGGTGGCGGATGAGGATCAGTATGTGTAGCGCCTGCATGGCTGGAACCTGCACGGCTCACGGCCCCAACGCTAAACCGCAGCGCATCGTGATGGTGCCGGTCCAGCCCACCATGAGGACTGCGCGCGGCGTGGAGTGGTGGCTGGCTCCGATCCTCTTCGCCTGGGCTCTCTGGCATGGCCGCCACGCCCGCTACATGCTCTACCGGCCCTACGGGGTCTACTGCCCGACCTGCTGCGCCAGAGCGCCGCTCACAGGGAGGAGCCGAGCATGAACGAGGTCCACGAACTCGAGATCATCGACGAGTCCATCCTCGACGACGAGGTGAAGTGTCAGTTCAGGCACCAGCGGACGACGTGCGGCCCAGTCGCCTACCGGGTCCACAGTTGCGGGAGCAGCGTCAACGTATGCACCAACGCCATCGAAGACCCCGAGTACGGGATTCGTATCTGCATCGAGCGGAGAGACGTGAGGTGCATCTTATGCCGTCGCCCCGCGCGCGACTGCTGGTCGGTTCACCCGATCTAGACTGTCCGATCATTCGTACAGCGCGGCCCGTGTCCGCTTTCCCGTACACCGCCTCCAATTATCCGACTATCCTCGCCGGTAGACTGGGGGAATGACCCTCCCCGTGCTGCCCGAAGTGGGCGAGAAGCCTTGGTTCGGGAAGCGTGACGCATTCGACCAGGCGGTGCGCGGTCGCCTGAACGGCACGATCACACCCGAGGACTTCGGTGCGGTCGGCGATGGCGTCACCGACGACACCGCCGCGATCCAGGCCGCGATCGACGAACTCCAGGACGGCCAGACCGTGCTGTTCGGGATGGGCAAGACCTACCTGCACGAGGGCACCTTCGTCATCCCGTCCACGCTGTCGGGCATCACTCTCGACTTCAACGGCGCCACCCTCCAGCACGCCGGGCTCGGCCCCACGCTCACCAGCCACACCGTCGACGACGCGCCCGGCTACGGCTCTGGAGGCAACAACTGGACCTTCCGCAACGGCACCATCCGCGGCGACTACGCGGGAGGCTACTCCTGCATCTTCAACCTCCACCACGTCACGGGCGTCACCTTCGAGGACTGCCACTTCGAGGAGGGCATGCACAGCGGCGGGCATTACATCGACCTGCTCGGGTGCCTCGACGTGTACGTCGGCAACTGTTCGTTCTCCGGCATGAACCCGTCGAGCAACAGCGAGCACATCGAAGCCATCCAGCTCGACCACTCCACCTACGCCGGATCGTCCTCCAAGCCCACCGACGCCAGCGCGACCTACGACGGCCTCCCGACCCGCCGTGTCCGTGTCGAGAAGTGCGCCTTCCTCCCCATCGAAGTCGGCGGCACCTGGTACCCCACGCCGAACCCAATCGGCAATCACCGCTCCGCACTCACCACCGACGACGGCTTCGTGCAAGAGGTCTGGTTCGAGGACAACTACGTCTACGGCTGGCACCCGAGCCCCACCTCCTCCACGGCGATGCGGGGCTGGCTGCACTTCCTCGGCGCGCGCAACATCCACGTCCGCCGCAACACCTTCCAGTTCTGGGCGCCGGGCGAGACCGCCACCGGCACGATCGAGCACGAGGCCATCCTCTACTTCCAGGCCACGACAACCGTCGTCACGGCCGCGACGGCCGGGGAGGTCTCCCCCACGTCGACCGCCTACGTGCGCGACTGTCGCGACATCCACTTCACGCACAACACTCTCGTCGACTTCGCCAACCATCCCGCTCCCGCGACCGGGTACATGGTGCAGGGCTCCGGCGCAGCCAGCGGCGTCCGCGTCACCGACAACACCGCCGACAGCCTCCCGTTGCACGGGCTCCACGGGTCGAGCCTGTCCCGCTCGTTCTTCGAGCGCAACAAGCTCACGATCACCGGCAACAAGCGCGGCGTCTCGTGGAGCGCCGGCGACAGCAACAGCGTCGTCGACAATGACCTCATGTTCGACGCCTCGTCGGATGGCATCGGAGTCCAGTCGCGCTCCGGGACCGGGCACATCATCTCGGGCAACCGGATCTGGCAGGGCACGATCGCCATCGACATCTGGGGGCCGACGAGCTACTCGCAGATCACGAACAACCGCGCCGAGGACTACATGACCTGTGGCATCAAGATCGCCAACAGCGTCACGGAAGACCCGCAGGTCGGCGACGTACTCGTCGCCATGAACGTCCTCAAGACGGATCTCGGCTCGTCGCACAACTCGATCCTGATCGGCTCCCGAGGCAACCGCATCCGTCGCTTCGGCAACCAGTGCCGCAACGGCGGCACCCTCACCGACAACGGCAGCGGCTCGATCACCGCCGCCACGGACCAGACGAGCTGACATGGCACTCTCACCCATCTCCGACGACTGGAGCGCCGAGATCTACGAGGCCGCCTCCGAGTTCTTCAACGGCGAGCTGCGCGTCATGCTCCCCGGCACGCCAGGCCAGTACAACCCTGACACCAACACGACGACCGGCGGAACCGACCCGACCGTCGTCATCGACTGGCGCCCCGCACGCGCGCAGCACATTCGGCTCCCGCTCGAGAACAACGACGGCAACGGCTGGTCGACCAAGCGCCGCTTCCGCTTCCAGTGCGAACTGCGCGAAGGCGACCCGATCGTCCACAAGGGCATGTACGTCGAGTTCCGCGGCGGCAAGGATCACACCCTGGAGGAGTTCGTCTTCCAGGTGAACAGCGCCGTCAACTCCAGTCACGCGGCCCTGCGGACTATCGAGACGAGCACCGAGGCGGGCACCTGATGGCTCACAGTGTCCGCTTCCGCTGGGTCGGCGAGAACCCCGGCACCTGGGCCGAGGCCCAGGGTAAGAAGATCAAGAAGCAACTCGACGAGATCCTCGAAGAGATCATCGCCGAGGCCGCCGACGACATGATCCGCATCCTCGAGGCCGCCTACACCGAGACCGGCCACCGCCGAGTTGAAAAGGGCGGCAACGGTCCCGGCCGCGTCGACACCGGCACCATGCGAGACGCCATCCGCTCGCGCATCCTCCAAAAGAGCAAGGACCGCACCGTCGGCGCCTGGGGCTGGCTTGACGAGGTACTGGACTACTTCGTCTACCAGGAGTACGGCGATGACCCCGAGAATGGGTTCGCGGTTCACTTCGATGGCATGAAGGCGCTCCAGGGCTCCTTCATCCAGGCCCGCGAGAAGTTCAGAAAGCGCCTCAAGCAGATCGGCAGGGAGGTCTGACGTGGCGGCACATGGCCTCGCGGAGCGCCGCAACACCGTCGCCCGCCTCATGAATGCGATCCAGCCTGTCGGCGATCGCGTCTACCGCAGCGCCGTCCCTGACGGCGAGGACATCCCCCGCAACGGGGACGGAACCGTTCTGCCGCACATCATCATCGACTTCGGGGCTCCCGTGAAGGCGGCGCGCGACCGCAACATCGCCAACCCTGAACTCGGCCAGCCGCACGTCCTCCCCGCCAACGTCCTCTGTGTCGCCGGTGACGCGGACACCGCTGACGCCGTGATGGCCGCCGTCGTGAACCTCCTCGTCGACTGGGCTCCCAGCGCCACGTCCGACCCCTGGGAGGCGAAGGGCGGCTACGGCACGAATCGGCCGAGCACAGGAAATACGCCCACCCGGTTCGGCTCGGGGATCTTCCTCGAGTGCGTCGTCAATCAAGGAGTGTAAATGGCCTGGCCCCCGAAGCCCGAAGAGGGTGCCTTCCCGTGGAATCTGAACCCCAACCTCGAAGCCATCGAGGCTGCTATTGACGGTCTTCCTGAGGATGTCGCCAACCCTGAGACCGTGATCGGCGCAGCCGTCGCAGCCGCCGCTGAGGCTGCGGCCGAGGATGCCGTCGAAGTTTCGTCTGCTACCACCGAGGCTGAAGGTCTTGTGGAGCTGGCGACCGAGGCTGAAGTGCAGGCTGGGACCGATGCCGTTCGCGCAGTCACCCCCGCCGGCCTGGCCGCGCTCACTGCCACAACGTCGCGGGCCGGGCTGGCCGAACTGGCGACAGAGGGAGAGGTCATTGCGGGCTCCGACTCGACTCGAATCGTTACGCCCGCGTCGCTCATGGCGCTCATCGACTCGCTCCCGACGGGCGATCGCGGCTACATCATGGGCGATGACGGTCGCAACTACCGCGTGGTCGGCGGCCCGCTTCGGAACACCGGGGACGGCTTCTTCGCCCTTGAGGACTCTGGGCACGACCCCGTTGGCATCGGTGCGGTGTCATCCGATGGAACGGGCATCACTCTCGACTTCTCCTTCTCGGCGACGAAGGTCATCTCCCTTATCGTCGGGTGCGACGAGACTCTCGCCCGACTCGGGTATACCGCGGGAGCCTCCGTTGGCCTCAGTGACGCCACCATTTACGTCGGGCAGCCGATCGGGTACCACGACTACGTGCAGTACAACGGGTCTGCGTGGGTGTCATCGAACGGTTTCATCTCTTCGGTCTCCATGAACGGAACCACTGGCCTCATCACCTTCAACCATGAAGACGTTGGGGATCTCGGTGGCCCTGCTCTCGGTGGCATCATTCAGATGCGCACGGACGGAACCAACCGAATGTCGCAAGGTGGCGTGACTGCCACGACGATGACGGCAACCGTGTTCCCCTACAACTCCACCACGTCGGTAAAGACCGCATCCACGGACATGCGGTTCTGGATCTACCGCCCTGGCTCGCGCAGGGTTCCCCCGACCGAGCTGGTGCAGTCCAACGCCAACCTCTGGGTCCTCGGCGTCCTCGAGGTGTGATATCACGCCCTGCGTCAAGCGTCAATTAGCCGACTAAACTGGATTCCATGAGTCTCGCGTGGAAGACGTACCGACACCGGCTGACCGGGCGTACCCAGCGTCTCCACCCGCGCGTCGCCGCCGCTGACCCGAACCTCGTCGAGGTTGCCGACGGCGCCAAGCCGCTCGCATACGCACCCATCGCCAAGGCCGTCATCGAAAAGGCGATCGCGGCGCAGTCCGAATCCAAGACAGAGGAGCCCGCCGATGGCGAGGATTGACAACACCAACGAGGCAGTCGTCCTGCTTCCCGCTCACGAAGTCGGCGGAGTCCCCAATGCCGTTATCCCCGGCGTCGGACTCGTCCCCTGGGATGAGCTGGAGTCCAGCCACATCAACCACTACGCGGTCGTCACCTCGACCGGGCACGCGAATGCGGGCGCCGGCGGCAACGTGACCTGCGCGCTCGTGTCGGACAACTTCAACCTCCGCATGACCGACTCGACTGAGGACGACGAGCGCTCGCTCTGCGAGCCCGGCAACTCGACCGAACTGACGGACTTCAATTTCGAGGCGTCGATGCAGGGCTTCCGTGACGCGAACCCTGCGGCGACCGACAGCGTGTACGTCCTGTGGAAGAACCTCACGTTCACAGCCGACGTGCCGTACATCATCATCCACCGGGTCGGGTTCGACTCCGCCGAGGCGTTCGACGCCGACCAGGAGGTCTACACCTACTACGTCCACACGGACTGGCCGCTCGCGATCCACGAAGACGGATCGAAGCAGAAGATCCAGATGGACTTCATCCCCAAGGCCGCACTCGGCCCCCGCGAGCTGGAGGCGTAAGGAATCATGGCTGCCACGAAGATCGCATCCAACAAGAACACCCGCCTCGACATCGGCGTGATCTCGGCTGTCACCGATGTCACGAAGCCGACGCTGGCCGAACTCAACACCCTCACGAACGCCTCGACCGAGACCAAGTGGGACGGCTACGACTTCGGCATCGAGGCATCGGAGCAGGACGAGGACCGCGTTCTCACCGACTCGGCCACCGCCGCCACCCGTGGCTACGAGAACTTCGGCGGCACGATCGCCTTCTTCCCGCCGCTCCCCGGCGAGACCGGCACGACCGCCCGCGCGGTTCGCTCGCTCGTCAGCACGCCGCACACCGAACTGGTGCTCGCCCAGCGTGACGGCTACCCGGCTTCGACGGCGTGGGCCGCGGGCCAGGTGTTCAACGCCTTCCACACCATCACCGACGCCAACGCTGAGCTTCGTGGCGACAAGAACCGCTACTACGAGATCGACTTCAAGTCGAAGGGCTTCGTCGGCATCAACCGCATCGTCCCCTCCGCCGTCGCGACGGCCGTCACCATCACGGGCACGGCGACTGTCGACGAGGGCGATGTGACGCAGCTCAAGGCTTCCTACGAAGGCAACGACATCACCGTCGGCGCCCAGTGGGTCTCGAGCGACGAGAGCGTCGCCATCGTCACCCCGCATGGCCTGGTCATCGGCGTTTCGGCCGGGACCGCCGACATCTCGGCGACGTACCCCGGCTCGGCCGCCGGGACGCCCACGGAAGTCACCGTCTCCGCCCCGTAACCCCCTCACCGAAGAAGCCCAGCGTCGCCCGCGCTGGGCTTCTTCGCGCGTTAGTGGACTAAACTGGGCTCAGACCACTTCCGAAGGGAACCTCGCATGGCGAAGAAGAAGCAGGCCCGCATCGACGAGATCGTCGAGGAGGCCAAGGAGTCGTTCGACCTGGCGACCAGGCTCGCCGGCATCTCGCGGCGCACGCGAGACATCACCATCTACACCGACGAGGTGACCGGCGAGGCCCTCGGCGGCGTCGAGCACATCCACTACCCCGGAACGAAGGCGATCGCCGAGACGCGCCGCTGGGGCGTGCGCGGCGAGATCGACGAACTCCGCGAGGAGGCCAAGGCACTTCTCGGCGCTGAGGAAGTCGACCAGGCCAAAGTCGACGAAATCAAGGCCCGACTCGCGGCGCTCGCCAAGAAGGAGAAGACGCTCCTCGCGAAGCTCAAGTCGACTTCGCATGACTTCACGCTGCGCGCCGTCCCGGAACTGGTCTTCAAGGCCACCGCCCGCAAGGCTCGCCGCAACCTCAGCCTCCCGGTCAAGGGCAACCTGGACCCGGAGCAGGCGGAGGACTACAACGACGAGTTGTACGCCATTCTGCTCTCGGAGTGCGTCGTGGAATGGGTAGACCACGCCGAGAAGGCGACACGAACCGCGATTAGTGTCGCGGACGCGCGAGCCCTGAACAACTTCGTCCTCCCCGAGGAGTGGGGCAAGGTCCGCCGCGCCATCGACGAACTCCAGGCGCAGAAGGCGATCGGCGACGCAGGGACCGCTGACCCGGATTTCTGACGGAGTGGTTTTGGTCTGACGCCGGAGCCCCGTACGTCCGACTGATCGAAGCGTCGATCACGGCAGGGGTTCGACCAACCACGATGATCCTCGGCGAGGATAACAGGAAGCGCTGGTCGCAGATGGATGTGCTCGTGATGCAAGCGTTCCAGCAGTACAAGGACGAGACCTGCCCCGAGCACGGCGGGCCGATCTGGCTCTGCCGGTGGGACCCCGAAGACCCCCGCCTCGACCTGAAGCTCAAGCCCGCTAGGGGTTGTTACGTGGCCGAAGAGATTCGCAGGCACGACGAGAAGCGTGACAAGGATGCGGACTACGAGCCGGTGCGACCGGAGTTCGTCTGGCGGCCTGATGAGGATATGCCGCTGGTGAAGCTGCGGAAGATGTACTACGAGCAGGCGGCGCGAGAGGCGAGCGAAGATGCCGAAGACTGACAGTGAGGCGAACCGGGAGCACGTCATCCGGGACGACAAGCCGAGGGGCGTCTGCCGCTTCGGGGACTGCTCAAACCGGCATTGGAACCTCAAGTGGGGATTCTGCAAGACGCACTACGCCCGACTGAGCGCCTACCGGAACTATGCACCGAAGGCGCGGCGAAACTTCACCATGCCGGACATTGCGCCCATCCCCAAGGAAGAGCGACTCGGGCGGAAGAAGCGGCAGGATCTGTTCTGCGCCATTCGGGGCTGCGACAGGAAGGTAAGGGCCACGAGGAAATACTGCGGCCCTCATGGCGTCGAGATGGAGCCAGACGTAGTGATCGGCGGGACGCCCTGGAAGCGGATGATAAACAGCCGGGGATATGCGGCACTCTGGGGATACCCAAACGGGAAGCATACAGAACGCCTAGAGCACCGCGTCCTCATGGAGGAGCACCTCGGCCGCCCGCTTCTCCCCCACGAGAACGTGCACCACATCAACGGCGTGCGGGATGACAACCGCATCGAGAACCTCGAATTGTGGAGTAAATCGCAACCTGCGGGTCAGCGCGTGGAGGACAAGGCGGACTGGGCGGTGGAGATCCTGAGGCTCTACCGGCCGTGGGTGCTTGCCGCCGACGAGGACGCCTGATTAGTCCACTAAACTGGGATCAGCACGCCTAACCGCCTGATCGGGAGAACTATGGACAACCTCAACGCTCGGGCAGAGCTTAAGGTTGTCGTCGAGGGGCTCAACGAGGCGGTAGCCGGGTTCGAACGCCTCTACGAGGCGACCGAAGACAAGCGCTTCGACAAGTACGGCCGCACGGTCGCCCGCGTATCGGGCCAGATCAGGGAGCACATCGGCGAGGCTGAGAAAGCTACCAAGTCAACCCGCAGGATGACTGACGCCGAACTCAAGTTCGCTGAAGGCATCTACAACCAGGTGCAGGCGTACCAGGATGTCACCGCAGCGCAGAAGGCGCACGTCGCATCACAGACCGCCGCACAGAAGGCCGCCGCCGCTGAGCAGAAGCGCATCTACGACGACTACCTCTCCTCCCAGCGCGCTGGACTCGCGGTAGAGAAGGAGAACGCGGCCGTCCGCGCTCAGGCTGTTGCGGGCATCGACCGCGCCTCCGCCGCGTTCGACAAGCGCGTCGCCGCAGAGGCCCGACTTGATCGCCAGCGCCGCATGGGCAATCAGACCCACCGGCAGCAGATGTCGGCCTGGGATGCCGAGTTCAAGGCACTCGACAAGGCGACGGCCGCAACGGGGGACATGGCGGGCAACCTCCCCCGCCTGCGCTACGCCCTCTATGACATCGCGTCCACCGCGATGATCGTCTCCGGCGCGATCACCGGAGTCGGAGTCGCCGTCGCCGCCCTCTCCGCGCAGTTCGAGTCCGCCTTCACCGATGTGGAGCGAACCCTCGAGCCCGGAACCAAATCCGTGGAGGAGCTGCGCGAGGAACTCATCGGCCTCACCCGCGAGATCCCCGTAGCCTTCACCGAAGTCTCCCGCATCGCCACCCTGGGTAACCAGCTTGGCATCGCGGGGGATGACGTGGCATCGTTCACCGAGACCGTCGCCCGCTTCTCCGCCGTCACGGGAGTCTCCGTCGACGAGGCCGCGAAGGCGTTCGGTGCGATGCAGTTCAGCCTCGGTGTCCGAGCTAGCGAGTTCGAGAACCTCGGCGCCGCGATCGCCCTCGTCGGCCGCTCCTCGGTCGCCACTGAGCCTGAGATCCTCTCGCTCACCCGAGAGATCGGCGTGCAGGCGCACCAGGCGGGCTTCTCCGCCCATCAGGTCGTAGCACTCGCCGGCACGCTCGGCCAGCTCCGCGTCCCGCCGGAGCGTGCGCGCGGCTCGCTCACGACGTACTTCCAGACCCTCAACCAAGCCGTAGCCGAAGGCGGCGAAGACCTCCAGCACTTTGCCACTGTCACCGGCCTTGCCGCTGACCAGTTGTCGGCGATGGTGCGCCAGGGCCAGGGCGTCGAGGTCTTTCAGCGGTTCATCCAGGGCCTTGGCCGCGGCTCCGATGTCGTCGAGGTCACCCAGGCTCTCGATGCCCTCGGCCTCTCCCAGCTCCGCGTGTCGGACGTGTTCCAGCGCCTCTCGCAGAGCAGCAGCGAGTTCAACCGATTCCTCGGCATCGGAGCCAAGGGTTACCGCGAGGGAGCGGAACTCGCCCGCCAGTACGGTCTCGTCGTCGACGACCTGGCCTCCAAGTGGCAGATCTTCCTCAACGCGCTCAGCGAGGCCGGTGCCGCCGTCGGCGCAACCCTGGCCCCCACTCTCGGCGCGGTCCTCGAGATCCTCTCCAGGGTCTTCGCCGGCATCTCCGATCTCGCCCAGACGCCCGCCGGAGCGTGGGCGGTCGGACTCACGGCCGCACTGGCTGGAATCGTCGCCGCCCTGTCCGCTGTCGTCGGCGGCGCCGCCCTCGCGGGCGCTGCGGTCCTCGCCATGCGCACCGCAGCCGCGGAACTCGGCGTCACGTCGCTCCTCAGCGCGGGCGGCGTGCGCGCCCTCGTCGCAAGTTTCCTCGGCCTCGAGGCCGGTGCGACCCGCGCCGCTGTGGGCCTCCGCATCTTCCGCCTCGCCCTCATCTCCACAGGCATCGGCGCGGCTATCGCCGCGCTCGGCTTCCTCATCGGCCTCTTCGTCGACTTCGAGGGGACCATCCTCTCGGTCGAGCAGCCGATCCACTTCGTCATCGACGCCATCGTCGGGCTCGGCAAGGCAATCGCGTACACCGGGCGCAACCTCGTGCAGTTCCTCCAGTCGATCCCCCTGATCGGAGAGGCGTTCAAGGGCATCCCGCTCATCTCCGACAAGGGCATCGAGAACTTCTTCAACAGCGCCGGAGCCCTGGCTCACCACAACTTCAACAAGTGGGCCAACGAGGCTCGCAAGGCCCGCGACGCCACCGCCGACTTCGAGGAGGCGAACTACGACTTCGCCGACTCGTTCGGTGACATCGCCGACGCGGCCGACACCGCCGCCCAGGAGGTCCGCACTCTCGTCGACTACGCCAACGACCTGGGCGGCGTCTTCAAGCGGGCATTCGACATCCGCTTCGGCCCCCAGCAGGGCCTCGACAGCATCACGAGCGGCTGGTCGACGATCGCGAAGAACATCGCCGCCGCGCGAGATGAGATGGCGCAGTACCGCATCGAACTCGGCCAGCTCGCCGCAGACCGTGCGATCAAGCAGTATTGGCTGATGGTCGCCGAGAACTACGGCGACACTCTCCGCGCGCAGAAGCTCCGCGCCGAACTCGCCGAGCTGGATGGCAAGCAGGCCGACATCCAGAAGAAGCTCAACGCGGCGCAGGCGAAGACCAACAAGACCCTCACCGGCAACAGCGACGCCGCCGTCGAGAACCGCGCCGAGATCCTCGGCCTGGTCACCAACTACCAGAACTACCTCCAGGCCCTCGCCGCCAGCGGAGCCAGCCAGGAAGACCTCCAGCGTGAGAGCGCCCGCCTTCGCGCCGAGTTCGTGCAGCAGGCGACACGGATGGGCTACAACCGCACGGAGGTCGAGAAGTACGCCGTCGCCTTCGACGACATGCGCATCGCCATCCAGAACGTGCCGCGCAACATCACCGTCTCCGCCGACACCCGCCCCGCCTTCCAGGCCCTCAACGAGTTCCTCGCACAGGCCGCGGCGAAGAAGGCGACGATCGACATCGGTGGGCTGTTCAAGAACACCGGCTACCAGGACGGCCAGGTCTACGCCGCCGACTGGCGCAGCGGGTTCCGCGCCTACATCAACAAGGGCGGCGGCATCCAGTTCATCGACCAGCGCGGCGGGCGCGTCGCCAGCGTCCAGGCGTTCGCCGACGGCGGCTACACCGGCCGCGGCGGCAAGTACGACGTGGCGGGCCTGGTCCACAAGGGCGAGTACGTCGTGCCGAAGAAGTACGTCGACCAGCGCACCGGGCTTCCCTACGCCAGCGCGTTCAACGCGCTCACGCGCGGCCCTGCGGGCCAGACCGGCTACGCGGGCGGCGGCTTCGTCCAGCCTCCGCGCGTCATCAACGCGGGCGGCGGCCAGATCGAGTCGTTCGGGCCGATGGCCTACCAGCAGCTCATGTCGGCCCTGCGTCAGATCATCACGATCGACGGGCAGGTCGTCGCGCAGAGCACGTCGCGATCCTACGCGCAGTCAACCAGCCAAGGAGCCATGTGATGCAGTCGCCAGACCGATGCTTCTGGTTCGGAACGCTGGAGCACTCCCAGTGGCTCCCCACCCCCATGCAGGGGGCGGAGGCGAACTCCGAGGCGTGGAGCGCCGGCGGCACGCTGCTCAACGGCGGCGGCTACCAGCTCTCCTCGTGGGGATCGCACAAGACCTACGCTTTCGAGTGGCCCGAGCGTTCCGGCCCCGAGATGGTGCAGGTTCTCAAGTCGTACTTCGACGGCTCCTACGGCCGTGGCCTGCTCTACTTCCATGATCCCATCACCTACGGGCACAACGTCCTCCCCGCCCGCGTCGCCGACCCCTCGATGGCGTGCGACACCGAGGGCTCCTCGCTCGTCTACGGCCTCACCCCCACGTCGGTCGTCACCGCCGACCGCGAAGTCCACAACCTCCCCGTCCGCTCCGCCGTCTACGACATGAATGACATCACGGACGGGTTCCGCGGCGTCGAGGACGCCACCTACGTCTCCATCCCCGAGGGCTACGCGATGGTGATCGGCGCGGCCTACTCGGCCACCGGATCCGGCGGCGTCTTCATGACCGAGCACCTCGGCGGTGGTGAGGTCGGCAATGACACCATGCTCACCAAGCACGGCAATGACGACGAACTGCTCCTCACCGATGTCGCGGTAGGCATCCCCGGCGTTTGGATCTGGGTCGGCAAGGACGGCCCCAGCAACGGATCCGTCACCATCGCGGGCATCATGGCCCGCTTCATCTCCCTCGCCCCGCTGTCCGCAATGGGGTACGGGCAGGGCGCCTACGGCCTCGAACCCTACGGAGGATTCACCGCAGACATCATCGCGCAACTGCAAGGCGGCTGGGTCGGCGGCATGGGCCACAGCGGGGCACGCTTCACCGCCGCACCAACCTGGAGCACCATCACCACGACGAACGGCGGACGGGTGAAGACCGCCGCGAGCTTCAGGGAGGTCGGATCTTGGGTATACGGGTAACAATCGGCGACCACACGTTCGAGGCCCACGACTACAGCGTCCAGGAATCCGCCACGCCGCTCGCCGCGGGCGACCCGCAGGGTGCCGTCGGCTTGTTCAGCATCAGCCTGCCCATGCCCGACCGGGGCATCACCGGCGCGCAGGACACCGGCTGGAAGCGCATCCGCACCTTCGGCCCGCAGGTGCTCATCGGGCAGCCCGTCACCCTGTACGACACCACCAGAGGAACCACCTTTGGCGTCGTCAACGCCGCCCGCGAGACCGAGGCGACCGCGACGATCGAACTGGAGTGCATCTCCGGCCTCGGCGACGCCAACGTGTACGGGGTGCAGGCGCAGCCGTTCGTCGGCACCCTCGGTGATGCCTTCGAGTACTACGTCTCGCTCGCCGGTGCCGCGCTCGAGACTGCCGTTGACGAGGAGATCGCCGACCGCCCCGTCGTGTTCCCTGGCTGGAACGGCGAACTCTGGTACTACCTCAAGCAGATGGCAGCGGCGACCGACACCGAGATCCACTACGTCGAGGGTGTCGTCACGCTCCGCCCGCTCCGTCAGCGGGAGATCGCCCAGGGGCGACTCACCTCCCGCGACCGGAGCCTCTCCACCCAGGCGCTCGCACAGGCCGTCGAGGTCTACTACTACGGCAACTACCCCATCGAGAACGAACCCGTCTACCCGCCCGGCGGGTGGACGCCTGAACTCGAGATCCTCAACGTGAACGCGGGCGAGACCGCCGAGTACACCCTCGAACTGTCCGCCAGCGTCTCCAGCATCGAGGCTCCCGTGATGGAGGAGTTCGTCGATCGCTTCCATTACTCCTCGTCCGTCTACACCGTCGTCGCCAACGATGGGCTCCCGGTCGACCCAGATCTGTGGGCCGACAACGGCGGCCGGGTCGAGATCAGCATCAACCCGGACACCATCAGCCTCAACGTGCGCCTCACGGGCGCGACGAACGTGCCCACCACCTACGGCGAGGCGGCTACGAACTTCTCGCTCGCCCTGGCGTCCGACACCACCGGCAACCGCTACTCCACGCTGCGGATCATTGGAACAGGCGTCGCCTTCAACAAGCGCAAGAAGCGCATCCGAACAGGCATCCCCGCATCCAAGACCGGCACCGAGATCGGCGTCACAATCGACAACCCCTTCCTGTCGACGGTGAACGACGTGTACCGCGCCGGCACCCGTGCCGCCCGCCAGTACGCCGGGCAGGTTCCCGCCATCTCCGGTGACACCATCGCCGTCAACACACTCCAGACCGCAGGCGACCCCGTGTTCGGCAACGTCAACGGCGCGCGCTACTTCGACCGCGCCACGCGCCGCCCGTACCGCATCCGCCAGGCCACCGTCACTCCGGGCTCCATCTCCTTCCAAGCCGACGACGACCTGACATTCGGGGACATGGACGAGTTCCACATCGGTCGCACCTACGCGGATGTCCAGGCCATCTACGACGGCCTCACATACCAGCAGGTCGAATGGGCGGGACTCTACGATGGCAGTTGACCTGAGCACCTTCCCGCGTCGCAACCTCGGCCGCGCCGAGTTCTGGGGCCGCACCGTAGAGCAGCGCATCGCCGAGGCGGAGAAGCAGTGGGGCGTCGTCGACGAGCGGGTCGGCGGGACGGAGCGCGCCACCGCAACCTCAGCCGACGAACTGGCCCGCCAGCTCGAACTGCTCGAACAGGCACTCACCGACCTGCCGATCGTCCGGACCGCGGGAGTCTCCAAGAGCGGCTTCGCGATGGGGGCAGGCTGGAACACCGTCCTGTCCACCGTGCTCCCCTTCGACGGCAAGGGCCGGTGCAACGTCATCGCCACCGCCAACGTGCAACTCAAGGCCGAGACCGGCGGATCCTCGACCCCGAGTTTCATCTGGCCGTTCCCGCTCAGCCGCGTCACCAGTGAGTACGGGCCGCGCTCGGGCCGCTTCCACGAAGGCATCGACTTCGCCGGCGGCGAGGCTGCGGCGGGCAACCCGATCCCCTGCGCCGCAGACGGAACAGCCATAACAGTCAACTATTCCAACGGGTTTGGCAACTACGTCATCGTCTCCCACGGCCCCGTGGGCATCGCCGGATGGAACGCCTACACCCTCTACGCCCACATGTCCGCCACGGCCGTCTCGCAGGGCGCCGGCGTCTCCCAGGGGCAGACGCTCGGCTACGTCGGCAATACCGGAAACTCGTTCGGCGCGCACCTCCACTTCGAGACCCACACCGTCCCGCCCGGCGGCTCGCTCACCTGGG